AAAGATAGTTACATGAGCCCACAGACAGCAATTGAAAATGGATTTGTCGATGGGTATATCTTCGGAGATCCAAATCAAAAGGTTGAGCCAGAAGCATTAGCGACAAAGATTGTTGCTGCGGATGTTCAAATTATCCCTGAGGATAAAGCGATAGCATTAAGACAGATGCTTTCGCAGCTTGACAAGCCGGTTGAAAATATGGAAATTGCACCGGTGCAAATTGGAGAGCAGAAAAACGGCGTAGTGGCCGATTCTGATAAATCTATAGAAGGAGGAAAAGTACAAATGACACTACAGGAATTTTTGGCAGAGAATCCAGAAGCATTAGCAGAAGTTGATGCTATGAAAGCAGAGGCTAAAGCAGAAGGAGCTAAAGCAGAAAGAGACCGTATTCAGTCACTTGACAAGATTGCGGCTACAGTTACTGCAGAAGCACTCAATGATGCCAAGTACGGTGAGAATCCACTTGATGGCCCTACGCTTGCATATCAGGCAATGGTAGAGGGTGAAAAGTTAGCTACTGCATATATGGCAGCAGCAAGAGAGGATTCTAAGGAGTCAGGAGTTGACGAAGTTGGAATGGGCGAGCCATACGTTGGCGAGCAGCAGACTGACGAGTCAGATGAACTCGCAGGACATGTAAATAGTTTGAAAGGAGAAAACTAAGATGACAGAGCTTAATAAGACGGCGTATGAAATCAAGAAAGACAGACTTATCTATGATTCAAAGCACCCTGTCGATGTAGCTAATGTAGAGGTTACTCTTCCAGGTACAACAGCTGGAGATATTGAAAGAGGCCAGTTGCTCGATGCTGCAGACGGTGTTTACACAATTCATGATAAAAATGGAGAACCAAGCGCAATTGTAGCAGAGCCTACAAGTTATGCAGAGGACGACACAAGCATTGTCGCTACTGTGTATACAAGCGGTTCGTTCAGACAGAGTGAGGTAATTGCTTCACCTAAAATTACTACAGCGCATATCGATGTATTGCGTTGCAAGGGAATCTATTTAAAGTAGGAGGATATCAAAGATGGTAAACGAGACAAGAGTATTGATCAGTGCAGTCAAGAAAATGTACCCTGTTTCGCAGTTCTTTAAGGATCGCTATTTTCCTGATGGAAAGGTTTTCTATTCAGAGGAAGCCCTTATTGAAACAAAGAAGGGAAACAAGAAGATTGCACCATTTGTTATTCCAATGGCTGGTGGTATTGTGATGGAAAGCGAGGGCTATCGTGCTGAGAGAATCAAGGCACCTTTTATTGCTCCAAAGATGCCTATTACTGCAGCAGAGCTAGAGCAGAAGGCTTTTGGAGAGAAGCCTGATTCAGAGAGAACACCTGCTGACCGCGAAAATGAGATTGAAGCTGAGCATATGGATGAAATGCGTAAAGCTATTTTACGCAGACATGAGCTTATGTGTGCCGATGTCATCACAACAGGTCAGATTGAAATGAAGCACTTTGCAACTGCTGAGGATGCTGCAAACGGTCTCAAGTATCAGATGAAGGTGCTTAGATTCTATGAGAATGAGTTCAAGAATAAGTATCAGTTCACTAAGGCTTGGTCTTCAATGACAGCAGCTGAAAAGCTTCAGGAAATCTACAAGATGTCAACTATTCTCAAGAAGAGAGGCATCCGCGCAACAGATATCGTTATGACAGGCGATGTATCAATGGACCTTATGACAGATCAGGATTTCTTGAACTACTACAATAAGCTCAGTGTTAACACTGGCGTAATTGATCAGAAGGAACTCCCAGATGGTGTTGCATGTAATGGCACACTCAATGTTAATGGTGTACTCTTCACTATGTTCACATATGATGAGGAGTTTGAGGATTTAGATGGTACAACAGCACCATTCTTACCAAAGGGCACTATTGCACTCTTACATCCTGGCATGGGTACAACAGTGTATTCACAGGTAACATTTATCAAGGGTGGTAGCTTTGCCTCTTACGCAGAAAAGATTGTTCCAAGAATCGTATCTGATGAGAAGGAGAACATTATCGAAGTTCAGATGTTCTCGCGTCCTGTACCTTATCCAATCGATATCGATGGATGGCTTGTTGCTAATATCCTTGATACACCAGCAGCTTCTCAGGATATCGCTGATAACAGCGTAGACACTGACGAAGGACCAACTGACGGTGTAACATTAAAGACAGAGGCTGAAATTAAAGCAATGACAACTAAGGCAGCTGTAATTGCTTATGCTGAGTCAATCGGCTTAAGTGGCCTTACAACAGAGCTTAAGCTTGTAGAGCTCCAGGAAGCTGTAATCCAGTATCAGAATGATACTTATGAGGATTAATGGAGGTAAAAATAAATGTTTAAAGCCAACACTATTATTATTGCTGGCAACACTACTTACACAGAAGGACAGGTCGTAAGCGGCCTGTCCTCTATTGATGAGGAGTGGATGAAGAACGCAGGATTAATTTCTGAGGTTCCAGCAAAGACAGAGAAGTCAAGCAAGGCTTCAAAAAAAGAGGAAAAATCAGATGAATAATTTTAGGGAATGTTTTGAAGATGACCTAGATAATGCATTCTTCGATTTAGATGATTTTGCAGACGAGCACACCATTGACGGTAAAAAGTGCGTAGCTGTATTTACAACTACTGAGATCGTAAATGGAAAGATGTCCTACGGATTGATGAAAGCTACATTAAATCCTAAAGAGACAGCAATTAATAAAGTACAACCCCTGCTATTTGTTAGAAAAAGTGATTTGAGAGCAAAGGTTACACCTAACTCAATGATTACATTGGACGGTGTTAAGTATTTCGTTCAGCAGGTTACGACAACACAGGGAGTATGTAGGTTGGTGCTTGAAATCCACGCAGTATAGAGGTGATTTGAAGTGATAAACGTAACTATATACGTGAATGAAGAGGAAGTAAAAAAGAGATTAGGCGCACTTTCAAATAGGTCAGGTGCTGTTATTGCCAGAGCTGCTAATCGTTCTATGAACACTGGTAAGAAGGCTATTAAGCAAGAAACAGCTAAGATTTATAACGTACGAGCAAAAGATGTTTCTAAGATTCTTAAGGATACAAAAGCATCAGCAAGCAACCCTGCGTTTACATTGACCTATAAGGATACACACCAAAATCTTTATCACTTTGGAAAATCAAATACGATGTCACCGCGCTATATAGTGCAATCAACAGACCCTGCTAATCCAGACCCTGAGTTTGTAAAAGCAAAGGTAATGAATAAGCATAGGCCAACACCACTTGATGGAAGGCCTAGACCATTTGTTCAAAAGGCAGTTAAATCAAAAGTTATTGCATTGTTCCAACGAGAAACAAACGATTCTAAGGCACCTATACGAGGTGTAGCAGCTCCTTCTTTACCGCAGGTCATTAAAAACGAAGAGGTATTAGCAAGGTTTAATCGTGATGCTTACAGCATGTTCTCAAAGCGTCTAGTTCACGAAATAGATAACGTTTTGAAAGGAATCACCACATGACAGATCTAGATTTACAGAAGGCTATTGTCAAGGAAATTGAGAAATTAACCCAAGACCAAAGTCTGAAAAAATTAAATGATGAAGTTTGGAAGGACTATAACATATACACTCAGGAAAAACCTTACAAGGATGATTTTGCTGATGATGACCAAGAAGATTATGTAATAGTCATGCTTGATGATGAGGATACAGACGAAGACGGAAATTGGATAGTCAATGTTCATATTCTATTAAGTATAAAGCTCTACGAGGAACAACATCAAGGGAACCTTATATTGGCCAACTTAATGAATCAATTAGACCTCCATTTTTGGAGTTTAAGGATACTTGATAATAGATATGAAATGCAAAAACAACGCCATAAACGTTTTAATCAAGAATGTTATCCAAACTATTATGAATGTGACTACATAACACGCTGGAAGATTCCGGCAGCACATCAAGAAGGGATTGACCAATTAGTATGAGAATCATGTATTTAGGTCCAGAATTAAAAGGTGTCGTAAGGCACAACCAAATTTTTTCATATAATCCTGAAGACGTAATAGAGAAAGCTTGTCAACGAAACCCCTTGGCAAAGCATCTATTCGTAGATATGGAAGATATTGTAGCAAAGAAAAAGGAACTTCATACAGAAGGCTCCTTATTAAATTTAACCTTTAGAAAAATATTAAAACAGGAGGTAGACCATGGCAGATTATAAACATGGAATTGACACTACTAGGGATTCCGATATTTCTATCGAGGCTCTAGAAGCTGCAAGAGTACAGGTTGTAATTGGTACAGCTCCAATCAACCTTGTAGATGATCCAAGTAGTGCGGTTAATGTACCTTTTCTTGTAAGCAACAAGAGCGAGGTAAAAGAGGCAGTAGGTTACAATACAGACTACGAGAACTACACAATCAATCAAGCAGTGCTTGCATCGTTTGAGAAGATTGGCGTAGCACCAATGGTAGTTATTAACGTACTTGATCCTTCAAAGGCAGCGCATAAAACAGCTGTAGCGGGTACTTCTTACCCTCTCACAAATGGTTCAACAACCATTAATGCTGAGGGTGTATTACTTGATACACTTGTCGTATCAGTAAATGAGGAGACAGGCGTTGCTGATACTGATTATGTAGCAGCATTTGATTCTGACGGACACCCAGTTATCGCGATTACTACAGATGGAAAGTTTGCTTCTGCGACAGCTCTTACTATTGCATATAGCAAGCTCAACCCAGCAGGCGTAACAGCGGATGATATTATCGGTGGCATTTCTGCCGCTGGCGTTAGAACAGGTATTGAGCTTGTAGATGAGGTGTATAGCCGCTTTGAGGTTATTCCTGACATTATCTTAGCTCCTAAGTATTCAAGATTACCATCGGTTGCAGCAGCACTTGAAGCTAAGGCAGAACTTGTAGGTGATCTCACACATGCAGTTGCTGTAGTAGATATTGAATCTACAACTACAAGAACCGTGCAGGCTGTAGAAACAGCAAAGAACACACTAGGATGCTTCTCACGCTGGGTAGTTCTATGCTGGCCAAAGGTTTTAATGGCTGGCTATGAGATTTACGCGTCAGCAGCTGTAGCAGCAATGCTTCAGTATACAGTAGCAAACAACAATGATGTTCCAACTTCTCCAGACAACAAGAAAGTTCCTATTGACGGAGTAGTTCTTGATGGAGGAACAGAACTTCATCTCACAAAGAAGCAGGTTAACAATTACCTTAATGCGTTTGGTGTATTATCATTCGCTTACTTAGGTGGTTGGAAGTGCTGGGGCAATAACACAGCAGCTTATCCAGATAAGACTGAGCCAAATAACCGCTTCATTAAGAGCGTTATGATGTCAAATTATCTTGAAAACCGCTTCAAGACAGAGTATCTGTCAGAGGTTGGAGAAGATGGAAGCACAAAGCTTATCGATTCAATTGTAAGCAATTACAATGCAGACCTTAACGCTTTAGTGCCTGATTACTTAGCAGGTGCTAGTGTTGTATTCGATAAGAGTGAGAATCCATTGTCTGAGATCCTTGAGGGACATTATAAGTTCCATACAAGATATGCAGACTGGACTCCTATGGAGTACATTGAAAATGACTTCACATGGGATTCAAAAATCCTTGAGGAAGCATTTGAGGGAGGTGAATAATAGATGAACTTAATTCCTGATAAAGTTAATAATTACAACGTCTATACTGGCACAGCTTCAGCAGCTAACAAGCTTATTGGTGTTACTGATGAGACAACGCTTGTTAAGCTCAATAGCATGTCAGAGACAATCAACCTTGCTGGTATGGCTGGTGAGGTTGATTCACCGGCGGTTGGCCAGTATCAGAGTATGGATATCACTATCACATTCTCTAATATTGCAAAGAGCTCGCTTGATATAGCAGCTAAGGACAACACACCTTTGATTTTCAGAAGTGCTCAGGAGTTTATTAATCCAGAGGACAACACAAAGTCATTCAAGAATAGAACTGTAACAGTTCGAGGAATGACAAAGAGTATTGACTTTGGTGTAATGAAAAAGGCTGGCTACGGCAAGCCTAGCATCACTAAAGAAGTCACATACTACAAAGAGGAAATCGACGGTGAAGTGGTTACAGAAATTGACAAGTTCAATGGTAAAGCTATTATCGGCGGCGAGGACATGACAAAGGATATTTTAGATTACATCTAAAATCATTGAGCACTGGGGTTAATCCTCAGTGCTCTTTTTCTTAAGGAGGAAAAACACATGAGTAAAGAGGTAATGAATAATACAGAAATTGAAGAGGTAGCAGGTGTTGAGGCGGCAGCTGATGCAACAGCTACAGAGGCGTCTAAGGAAGTTTTAGAAAGCGAGTCAACAAGTCTCAACAGCAAGCTTCCATATATCGTAGAGCTATCAAAGGAATACGATTTAGACGGAAAGAAAATCAAGGAAGTAGACCTAAGCGGACTAGAGGATTTAACTACTCTAGATGCTGAGTACATCGACAGGGTGATGAATAAATTAAACTATCACCCAGCAAACAAGTATAAGGATATCACTTATACAAAGCATATCGCGATGAGAGTCACAAATCTTCCAATTGAATTTTTCAATGGTTTGAAGTGGAAAGATATGTACGCGATTACGGCAAGAATCACAGTTCATTTTTTATTCTAGGAGCCAGTGACAATCTGGCCCAAGATATGAAAAAACTTGCGATAAAAATCTCAATGAGATTAAACAGTTCAATCGAGTATTTAATGAAAATGCCTATTGATTCTCTTTTAGAACTAGCAGAGAGCATATGTGAAGTAGACCAAGAGAGACAAAAAGATTAGAGGAGGTAAGCAATGGCCAACAAAACTACATATGAGTTAATGGTGAAGTTGGGGGCGACTACCTCGACTAGTTGGAAAAGCAAACTAGGTCAAGCTGAAAGAGATTTAGAGGGATTAAATAAAGTAGCAAATAGAATAATGCTAGGCATGGCTGCTGGCGCAACGACGGCAGCCTATGCCAGTGCAAGAGCCATTGCAGATGCTACAGAAACCTATAAAGGATTTGAGCAAGAAATGGCTACAGTCCAGTCAATCTCAGGCGCAAACGCAAGACAGTATGAGGACATGAGAGAGGCTGCTCTAGATGCTGGAAGAGCTACCGTATATACGGCAGAAGAATCAGCATCAGCATTTGAGTATATGTCACTTGCAGGATGGGAAGTAGAGGAGTCTTTGCAGGCGTTAAATCCTATTCTTCACTTAGCGGCAGCAACTCAAAAAGAATTACAAACAACAAGCGATTTAGTGACAGATTCAATGAATGCATTAGGTCTTGAGGTAACAGATCTAGATACATATTTGGATAAGTTAATCGCCACAAATAATAATGCGAATACAACAGCTGAACAGTTAATGGAAGGCTTGGTTAAGGCCGGTGGTGCTTCAAGAGTATTAGGTGTATCACTCGACGATACAATTACATCACTTGATATTCTGGCTAACAACGGTTTGAAAGCCGAAGAGGCTGGTACAGCTTTAAATTCAATATTCGTTCGAATAGCAGGTAACTCAACTGCTATTGGCGAATTAGACAGAATAGGCGTAAGTCTCTGGGATTCACAGGGGGCTTTTGTAGGCTTCGAGCAGACATTGATTAATATCAATGAAGCCATGGAAGGTATGACTGATGAAGAAAAGGCTCAGAGCCTTGCAAAGATTGCGGGTACTCGTAGGTATTCACAATTCTCATATTTACTAGATTCTGTCAAAGAAACTATAGATGATGCTGGAAAAGCAAGCGTTGCATGGGATGAATTAGAAGCTGACGTAGAAAACAGTTCTGGGGCTTTAGAGAGAATGTATGGAATAGCTACAGACACTCTTGAAATGGCAGAAGCTAGATTACGTTCAGCTAAAGAAGATATGCAAATCAGAGTAACAGACGTTTTCTCTGATAGCGCAAAAGAGACACTATTCTGGTTATCAGACGAACTTCCAAACGCGACTGACTCCATTGTAGCATTTGCTGAGGCTCATGAATTAGAGTTTGCTGAACTTCTTGAAGACATGGGAGATGGAATCGAACAGCTTTGGGAAGATGGAGTAGCAACTGGCTCATGGATTATTAAAAACAGAGGAGCATTAATAGGAGCCCTTAAAGGCGTAGCAACAGGAGTACTGTTAATCAAAGGCGCTGTAACAGGCATTAAGCTAGCAAAGCTTTTAGTTGATCCATTAAATGCAGCAGTTGCAGCAGGAGGTTTGGCTCTTGTAAGCTTAACAGCTATAGTAGGAGCTCTCGAAGACGCTGAACGAGAAGCAACAGAAGCAAGTCTAGCGGAGCATTTCGGTGATATAGCTCTTTCAATGGATGAAATTGAAAGAGTAGCTGAAGCTATCACAAATACTGGAGCTATTCAGGGCATGAAAACAGCACTAGAAGAGTTTGCTGATGCAGATAGTTTCGCAGAAGATATGGCGGATGCCCTTGCTGAAATAGATAAATATAATTGGATGGTTAAAGTTGGAATCGAACTCACAGAAGAGGACGAGGAAGACTATCAAGCAACAATTGATGATTATGTCAAGAATGCAAACGATTATATCGAGCAGGAAAGATATGCCGTAACAGTAAGCCTAAGTGCCGGACTATCAGACACTGAAAACTCTGCTGATATTATATCTAAGGTTGATGAGTTCTATAGACTTAATCAAGAAGAGATGGCTAGCCTTGGAACCCAGTTGGCCGAAGCGGTTAATGAGGCATTCAGTGACGGTGTATTAGATCCATCGGAAATTGATAATATAACAGAACTCCAAGCTAAGATTGCTGAGGTTCAAGCAAGAATAGCTCAAGGTAGATTTGACGCTCAAGTATCACTACTTGACGTTGAATATGATTGGAGCAATCTAACGCCTGAAAGTTTTGCAGCCATGCAAGACGAACTAGGCGAGAACCTTGAATCAATCAAAGAGGCTGCAGAACAAAATTATGTAGATAATTACGCAGCAATAACAGCAGCTTACACAAATGATGATGGCACAATGGCAGAAGGCTATGAGGAAGCCATTAATTCATTAAAAGAAGGTTACAGGCAAAATGTAGGCGAGGCTGAGTTGAAAGCAGCTAATGCCCAAATACAAGGCATTATGAGCGCATACGCGGATGATGATATTCAAAGTGCGATAGACGCTGTCAATGCAAGTTTGAGCAGCAGCATGGAGTCTATAGCGGAACAAAGCTATGTTGATCCAAGCGATTTTACACGCGCATTGGATAATGCTTATCTGTACGCTGAAGATGCGGCGAAGGATGTTTTAGGTAGTAAGACAAATGATATAGAAGAGCTGTACGAGGGATTGCAGCCAACACTAGAACAACTGCTTGAGACGGAGAAAAAGCTGGAAGAACTAGGAGTAGATGTACCACAAGAATATCAAGATGCAATCGAAAGTATATACTCAATAGGTGCAGCTGCAGGCGACCAAACTGCTATATATTCATTATTAGGATTGAGCTTGCAGGATAATGATGAATATGCTCAATTAATGGCAGCGGCTGAAGGAGCTTACGCATATATTCCAGAAGAGATAACTAACGCTATGACAACCCCTGAAAACATGGAGCTGTTAGATGAAACTACAAGTTTAGTAAGGCAGAGAATACAAGAAGGATTGGAAAATGGTGCTATTGATGCAACCATTTCAATTAATGCACAACTTGTCGCCGATGTTAATGAAACACGCCAAAACTTATTGGATTATTATAATAATTCTTCAGGCTCATCTCAATTAGATGCGATGCAGCAGTTGATAGATGCAGGAGTTAGTATTCCAGGTCATGCAAATGGAGGAATTGTAAATGATACTCAAATTTCATGGTTAGCGGAAGAGGGACCAGAAGCTGTTATTCCGCTTGATGGTTCAAGCAGAGCTTATAGCTTATGGCAGCAGGCAGGCCAACTATTAGGTGTTAATTCAAATAGAGTAACCGACAGCCTTGCTAGATTAAGCGGTGGCAGCTCGGGACAGGGCGGTAGCAATTTTACCGTATCTTTCAATCCAGTTATTACGGTTCAGGGCAATGCATCTAGAGAGGATATATCATCTGCTTTATCTCTTACACTTGAAGATTTAAGAGAAATGCTTACCGAAATTCAACGAGAAGATAATAGAGTAGCATTTGGCTAGGAGGCAATATGGGCGGCTATTATTACGAGACAAAACAAGGCGACATGTGGGATTATATCGCATGGATTGTATATAAAGATGAGACTAAGGTCGAGGTTTTGTTGAATGCAGAAGAGAATAGAGAACTATTATCAATCTATATTTTTTCTGCAGGTACAAAAGTGTGGTGTCCAGAGGTTTCAGAGGAGTCTACATCAGATGATATTGCTCCATGGAGGGATAGCGAATAATGGATACAATGAAGTCTAAACTCCTAATTGAGTACAACGGCGTGGAAGCAACAGATATTATCGCAGATGATTGCAATTCCTTCACATGGAAAGATAACGCCACAGGTTCAGCTGATACTGTAACACTTAATCTGAGCAATATAGGTCAGAAGTGGATGAATGGTTATTTTCCATCGGATAAGGATGTGTTTAAAGCATGGATTCAACTATCAGAATGGGCGGCTGATTACAAGGCAGGAAAACTGTTTTGTGGAACCTTCATGGTTGATTCATTAAGCTATGATGGTTTTCCTGAAAAGCTGGCCCTATCAGGTATATCCACTCCAACCGATTGCAATTTTAACGTTAAACAAAAGAATAAGAGCTGGGAAAAAACCACAGTTAAAACTATCATGAGCGATATTGCTGCAAGCGCAGGGATATCGCTTGTTTTTGATGCAGAGGATATAAGTGTTGATTCTGTAAATCAGACAGGAAAGACAGACTTAGCATTTGCATATTCACTTTGCAGCGACTATGGACTAGCTATAAAGCTATATAACCAAAAGATAGTCGTGTATGACCAGACAGTGTATGAGCAAAAGGAAGCTAGATATGATATAGATCATTCAATATTTGGCGGAAGCGGTTCATACAAAATCAATAGGCAAATAACAACAGTATATGACAGCGTAAAGGTGCAATATACCAATGGCAAAAAGGGAGACACCTTAACCTATGAGTATACGATACCTGGCAAAGAAGGTAATCGACAACTGTTTTTGACCACAAAAGCAGAGTCGTACAGTGACGCTGAAAAGAAGGCAAAAGCAGCTCTTAGAGAGAATATTCGAAACAGTCAAACCGTCACCTTGAAGATGATGGGAAGCGCTAAGTATATGGCTGCGGATTGCTTTAATCTAAAAGGATTTGGAAAGCTTGATGGAAAGTATTTCATAGATTCCGTGACGCATTCTAAATCAAGCGGCAAATATACCGTTTCAATTACAGCTCATATTACTGTTACAGATTTTTAGGAGGTATCATGGCAACTTTATTTTATGCAAAGATATCATCCATCAATTATGCCTCAGGTACAGCGAATGTCACATTGCCTGATAAGGAAAATGCGGTGATTAATTCAGTGCCATTTTTATCGATGTTTTACGAGATGCCAAGCGCTGGTGATACAGTAGCAGCGTTATTTGAAGAGATTAATGGTCAAATAGGAAAAGGCGTAATTCTTGGAAAAATCTTTTTGGACGGGAACGCACCTTCAGAAACGGGACCAGAGATATTTGTAAAAGAGTTTAGTGATGGAACAATGATGAAGTACACACCAACATCTAAAGAAATGGAATTTACGGCCAAAAAGATGATTGTGGATGAACTTGTTTATAAAACACTTACGCAGGGGTGATTAGATGTCAAATGTAGGAAGCTTAGGGGATATCAATTTTTATTGTAAATCTGTTTCAAATAGGAATCAGATACTCTCATTCCATGATTTATCAAGGAGCTCTACAGCTTCATTTGCAGAGCATGAGAGAAACGGCGAGAAGTCGTATTTGGAATTTAATGCAGATGGATTAGATGAATTAACCATGTCCATAGAAGCAAATGCAAACTTTGGAGTTAAACCACTCGAGGTAGAAGGCCAGCTCTATCAGCAGAAATCGGGAGGCACAGCCGAGAACTTTGTTTTGGGTGGCAAACAAGTAGGTGACAATCCGTTTGTGATAACAAATTTAACAGAGACATACAAGATTCTTCATACCGATGGAAGACCAATTGCAATTGGATTCCAGGTAACTCTAAAAGAGTATGCTAATCAGGTGGCAGCAATAGATACAATACCACCAGCAACCACTATAGGAGAGACGCAAACTCCAAAGGCAACAACCAGTGATACTTACACCGTTGTTAAAGGCGACTGCTTATGGAATATTGCAAAGAAGTATTATGGAAAAGGTAGTCAGTACACCAAGATATATAACGCCAATAAAAGCATAATTAAGAATCCAAATCTCATATATCCTGGGCAAGTACTAACAATACCAAAGTAAGGAGGTAGCCAGTGACATTAGAGTATTCAGAAGATAGAAAAAGAACAATGACAGAGACAGAAATTGATGCTATAGAAAATAGCATCAGTACCATCGCGAGCACCCCTTACGGCACAGCTCCTTACATGAGGTCTATGGGAATAAAAAAATATCCGCCGGAAACGGATTCTGACGTAGCAAAGAACCAATACGCCACCGAGGTTATCACCCAGTGTGGAATATGGGAAGACAGAGTGAAAGTATCTGAGGTTAAGTTTACAGACGATAATAACGCAAAGGTGGTGATTGGAAATGTCTAATATTAGTGCACTAGATAATTTGCCTGAAATCAATCTTTTGGATGATGAGGGAATAACAATAGAGTCGATAACAAATGAAATGATAGCCGACTACGAGGCAAGGTATAAGGAACTCACGGGCGAGGAATTAACCTTATATCCAGCCGACTCAAGAAGGTTAATGATTGCTACAACAGCGGGCAAGATATATCAATTAGCAGCCATAATGAATGAACGACATAAGCTGAACTTTATTCAGTACATGTATGGTTCATTCCTTAAGAATTGGGCTGCTAATTTTGGATACACAGAAAGTGGCCTAGAAGCTGCTACTGTAACACTTAGGTTTACTCTTGCAGCAGTGCAGCAGGTGGATATAACAGTACCTGCAGGAACAAGAGCAACATGTGGAGACCATATTTATTTTGCAACAGATGAAGATTTGGTAATCCCAGCAGGCTCTCTGTATGGAGATACAGCCGCAACCTGCACCGAAGAGGGAACCAAAGGCAACGGATATATCGAAGGTCAATTAAATATTATTACTGACCCAGTAAACTTAGTTGCTAGTGTTGAAAATACAACTGAGAGCGCAGGTGGCCACGATGAATATACCGACCAAGAACTTAGAGAGTTGATATTCAATTTCTCAGACATATACTCATCAGCTGGACCTATAGGTGCATATGAGGAATTTGCAAAGGCGTATAGCAGCAATATTGTTGACGCAAAGATAATCACGAGCGATGAGGCTGTAGTTCAGATATATATCTTATTACAGAACGGAACGCTACCAACAACAGCTTATCTTGAAGACGTGTATAACTTCATTATGGAACTACAAAAGACACCTGATACAGACAAGGTGGAAATGAAAGCCCCAACAGCTGTTGATTACCAAATAGAGGCTACATACTATTTGCCAGAAGATAAGAAAGAAATAGCTGATGGTATAAAAGAAGCCATCGAGGATTCAGCAGATGAATTTGCTGAGTACACAAAGAGTAAGATTGGCCGCGCAATTAATCCTGATATTTTGAGATCCTATGTAAACGCTGCGGGCGGTTCGAGAATTGTTATTACAACTCCAGAGTACATAGCAGTAGAAGAGGATGAAGTAGCTATCTGCTCAAATATCTCACTGACATTTGGCGGATACGATAAAGAGTAGGAGGTATAGAATGTACAACTTTGATGATTTAGGAAGTACTTTTTTATCATTACCTCCTAATATTCAGGATATTGAATCTGAATGTTTCGGGTATGCGTTGGATAAGCAGATGAAAAAGTTTCACGCTTTGGCCAATCAACTTACGGTTTGGTCAGATTTAGAAAATGTAGACCCTAAGTATTACGATTACATAGCTCTATGTATAAAAGCTCCATATTATCGCTCAGAATACGACGATGATATGAAGCTTAAATTATTGCAAACATCATTGGCTATGCAACGATATGCTGGCACACAAAAAGCAATTGGCCAGCTTCTTGATATCGTATTTACGAAGGCAGAGTTTAAGCCTTGGTACGAATACAGCGGAGAACCATATCACTTCAAACCTATTATCTATGATGTCCTAACTGAAGATGCAAATACCGTATTTACGAATGTAATAAAGAAGGTAAAAGCAGCAAGATCAGTAATGGATGAGGTAGAGGTAGCAAGGAACCTCGATGGCCAAGTTAAGTATGGTGCTGGAATGGTCAAAGGAAAACACATTCATTTAAGAACTATTGATACATCTAATTATGAATTAGAAGCAGAAATTAAATATGCAGGCGGTGTTACAAGAAGCAAGCATATTCAAATAACAACAGCTTAAGGAGGATAACAATGCAAGACTTAGTAATTACAAACGCTGGTCAAGATTTGATGACCAGACTGATAGCTAATGAAACGACAGCTACTTTCACTAACCTTCAGACATCATCACACACATATACAATTGGTGATTTGGCAACGCTTGAATCATTGGAAGATGTGGAACAAACAACCTTAGTGTCTGGAACATCCATCACAGATAGTAAAACAGTTAAGGTGTTTACTAGAGTGGATAACACAAGTGTACAAGAGGCATATTATATCAATGCGATAGGCCTCATTGCTGAAGATGGAGATGGAAATCAAATTTTATACGCTGTAAGTATTGCGGATGAACATCCTGACTGGATGCCAGCATATGTTAGCGGCGAGACACCAACGGGCTATAGTTACACATTTGATGTTAAGGTTTCAAATTCAAGCTCTGTAGTCATTTCAACAAACCCAGCCGCAACACCAACAATCGAGATGTTCGAGGATGTATTGGATAGAATTGACACCATAGAGACTGATTTAGGAGACACAGATATTAGCGATATTGAGGATGGCACAATTAAGGCAATCCTCAGATTGGTGTACAAAAAAGCTATCTTAGGAAAGACAGCAGCAGAAAAAAATGGACTTATTGTGATTAAAAATATCTCTGACGAGATTTATGCAGCAGACTCAGAACTAAGAACAAAAATCGCAGCAGGTGATTTCTCAGACGTAAATCCTGGAAACTATATTATTGGAAAGACTACAGGCACTAAGTGGTGGATAGTTGATTTGGATTACTGGTATGGCAATAGAACTAGCGGGTTTGGCCAAACAGATTACGCTGAAAGCACACATCACTTAGCAATAATGCCACAACAGTTAATAGGAGTATCTGAACTTCTGTGGGCAGGCCAATTATGGACCGGAGACACAACTATTAACACAGTACAAGGCTGCGCACCATGGCAAGCTACATCAGGAAGCAGAACGGGTGTAGGTGCAAATGATACTACAGGAGCTTATCATAGCTCTTACATCAGAAACACAGTATTGCCTAAGGTATACACTAACTGGCTCAAGGCTGATTTCGTAGATCATGGAATTAAGGTATTGAGCTTCTACAATTTGGAAACAAACGCAATTAACACATCCGCTTCATGCAAAGGCTACAGCGCATGGGCAGGAGCTTCAAGTAGTTGGACATGGTATGATTCAAGCGATAATTCAGCAATAAAGAAATGCACGCTCCCTTCTATTCAGAATCTTACTGGAGGAGATGGATTTGAGTCTAGTGGTTATGATGCAGGAGTTCAAAAAGAACAGCTTGCAATCTTTAAGGCGGGCATGAGTTATCAGGACTTCCTTGGTGATATTGCTAACACTCAATACGCTAGACATACTTGGACCAAGAATGTCGCGTCCTCTGCTCCCGCGTGCCACGTGGACCGCAGCGGCAACTCGCGCTACAGCGGTGCTTCGGCTGCCTTCGGCGTTCGCCCGCTTGCCTTCATTGCGTAAGCTCAAATTCCGCCCCTTCCATGGGGCGGATTTGATCAAAAGATAGACTAACTAAGGAGAGACAGAATAATGAGCATACCGAAAAGCAAGAGACCGGTATCATCAGAAGAATTTTTCGAAGTAGCTCTCACGCTACGGACAAAGATAACAGAAATGTTAAAAGAGGATTTCGGGGATGATAAGGAACATATCAGAACAGAAGATGGAAGAATAACTAAAAACAAAGATTATTGGTTATACAAAGAGGTCCGAGAGCGTATCTTCGGATACGCAGCCGACCTCATAATGAATTTAACCGAAGCAAATACAATATATATCACCAATGTTTCGGAATATGGAGTAAGGCGAAAATATATGACGCTCGCTATCGCCGATTGTGAAAAGATTAAGCAAGAACTTAATTATGCAGCAAAAGTTCTTCCTATTCCAAGAAATAAGTATTTACAGTACAACGATATGATTCGAGATGAAAAGAATCATATCAAGAACTGGAGAAAAGCAGACAATAAAGTTTTAAAGAAATTACAGGAGGCTTGATTAATTTGGGCATACATCTATGTGTCGCGTCCTCTGCTAACGCGTGCAACGTGAACAACAACGGCAACTCGAACAACAACGATGCTTCGAATGCCATCGGCGTTCGCCCGATTACCTGAGTTCGCAAATAGCTACGAGCAAAAGCGGTATCCACAGGCAAGGAGATGTACTAGCCCTCCTTTATACAAAGGTAAATCGTGGGCTCTGACGCATCCTGATACGTCAGATGATGCTATAAGCGGAGCCCAAAATTTTTATTATGAAAACAATGGATGATATTTACAATGCTGATACATTATATGATTCATTCTTAGAGATAAGAAAACCAATCAAGTATAAGAAATCAGTTCAATTATATGGATTTGATGCACTGTCACACATTAGTGACACAATCAAAGCTCACAAGGATGGAGCGACAGCCTATCACAAAGGCGTAGAGTTCACGATATCAGAACGAGGCAAAGTGAGACACATCACGCCAGTTCCGTTCAAAGAACGAGTTCCAGTTCATGCTCTTTGTAAAGAAATATTAATACCAGAGCTACGCAAGAAGCTCATCTATGACAATTGCGCAAGCCTCAAAGGTAGAGGGATTGATATGCAGAGAGACAGAGTAGTGGTACACCTGAAAAGATATTATGCCAGGTATGGAACCAACGAAGGATATGCATTGTTCAGTGACTTCTCGAAGTACTTTGATAATATAGATCACGAGTTGCTCATCAAAGAGATGGGAAGAGTAATCAAAGACGAAGAGGTACTGAAAGAAGTGCAGCTCATTCTTGATGCATATAAGATAGATGGAAGTAAACTGTCAGACGAAGAGTTTGAGCTTTGCAAGAATGGAGTCTATGACTCGAATAAATATTATCGAAATCCAAAACAAGGACCTGAACGTTATATCAATAAGTCAGTAGGTATTGGCTCGGAGCTGTCGCAGATAGCAGGAGTATATTACCCGACTAGAATCGATAATTATGTAAAGATAGTCCGAGGCTGTACTGAGTATGGCCGATACAATGATGATTTTTACATCTTTCACCCCGATAAAGAATTCTTACTTGATGTATTTGAAGGCATAAAGGCAATAGCAAAAGAATTGAAGTTGCATATAAACGAGAGAAAGACAAGGCTGGTCAAACTGAACCAGCCTTTTGTATTTCTAAAAGTTAGGTATCACCTAACAGAAACAGGCAAGGTTCCTCGCTCGTATACGGCAAAGACGTTCATCAGAGAACGAAAAAAGCTCAAGAAATTCAAAAAGAAACTCGATGCTCAAGAGCTGACGATGGAAACAATTGAGGCTCAATATCGTTCCTGGAGAGGTCATGTTATGAGATGCCGTAACAAGCAGAGCAAGAATGCCAAGCCTATGTATAGTAACTGGAAAGCAGTTCAGACAACTGACAAGCTTTTTAAAGAACTTTTTGGTTATTTACCATAAACAAAGGAGGAATCAAAATGGCAAATGAAGAAACCACAGAGTTGAGTACAGAAATTGACTCAACAAGTAACCAGATAGCAGAGCTTAAGCTACAGCTATCATCACCCCATTCCCCAATAGGAGATTGGAAGCTGGCTAAAATAATGGAGTATAGAGCACTCGGTTACGATGATCCATACGATTTAGATGAGCTGGCGGCGGAAAGACAAAAAGTAAGAGACCAAATCAATGAGCTTGAAGGCAATCAGGTTGATGAATTGGTTAAGACGGAGTCTTAATAGATTTTTTATAGCGGGGATTAATAATGGCAGAGAGATTACTAGAATTATGTGACATCGTTGAGAGACTGTCGAAATTATGTAGTGAGCTAATTGATGAGCTTGCTCAGTACAAATGCATCGAAGCCGAAGAACAACGACTACATGAAATTAACGAATTGCAACTATAATAAAAAATGGAGGATGATGAATGAAATGACAACAATAGTTACGACAATAATAGTGGCAATATTTGCATCAACAGGATTTTGGAGCTTTTTGCAGAATACGCTCCAAAATAAAGGGAATAAGGACAGCGCGGAAAGTAAGATGTTAAAAGGCTTAGGGCATGACAGAATATGCTACCTAGGGGAGCATTACATTGAACGGGGTTATATCACGAAAGATGAGTATGAAAACCTCTACGACTACTTATATATCCCCTATAAAGAATTAGGTGGCAACGGTACTGCAGAAAAGATTATCAATGAGGTCATGAAATTACCAACAAAGTAGGTGAGAGTATGAAGACTAGCAATAAGATATTGATAGCCTTAGGATTAGGGCTGGTTCTGTTCACAATCTTAATGATTGTGATCTTTTTATATAAAGACTCAGTACCAGATACACTCATAACATGTGTATTCGCAGCATGTACGGGTGAGTTTAGTGTTTTGGGGTGGATAAAGACCACCAAAGAAAAGAACAGAAGAGAAGATGATCCAGAAGGAGGAGACGAAGAATGTCAGTAATTATTTTTTTAGCGCTGCTATTGTTCTTTGCAACAGTAACATCGCTGGTAACAGAAGCATTAAAGAAGGTGATCCCAGATTCGTTTAAAGGTTACAATCTTGTGGTAATGATTGTGGCTTTTGTAGTGGGATTCGTAGGAATGTTGATTTACTTCATGCTAAACCACATGTCGTTTGTGATTGATTATATTATATACGCATTCCTGATGGGATTGGCCACGTGGCTATCGGCGATGGTTGGATACGATAAAGTCAAAGAGACCATCGAACAATTATTTTTATAATTTATATAACGTTGACGGTTGCAGAGCACAATTGGTGTGTCTGCAACCGTTTTTAGTTTTAGAAAGAGAGGACAAAAAATGAATACAGTAGCACAGGCAACAGCACTTGCCAAATCAATGGTTAGCGGGAAGTATAGGTATCTGTATGGAGCTAAGGGAGAATTGTACACCACAGCCCTAGTCAATAAGCTTGCTGCTAAATACCCTAGTGTATTTACAGCCAGCCTTAAAGCAGAAGCTTTAAAAGATGCAGATAAGGGATATTACGCAATTGACTGTAGTGGATTTATCTGTGATGTCTTAGGCATATCTGATATGGGCTCTGCTCAACTTAAATCTACAGCAGTTAAAGTATTGAGTGTGTCAAAAGCAAATGCTCAAGAGGGTATGATTCTTTGGAAGTCTAGCCATGTCGCTTATGTTGGTGCAGACCTTAAAATCTACGAGGCAAAGTCAACAGCTAGTGATTTGACTGTGTCAACATGGGCTAGTAGAGCTAGCGCATTTACATACCTTCTAGTCGTAAAAGGTTCTGCACTTGCTAGTTCAACTACGACAACAACTACGACAACAACAGCGACATCGTCCACAAGCTATTATGCTAAATACACTGGCACAAGTTCGTCGCTAGTTACTGCTTTGGCAGCCGTTGGAGAGAAAGATACATCATACACACATAGAAAGAAGATAGCCGTAGCAAATGGCATATCAAACTATAGTGGCAAAGCTTCACAAAATACCACTCTTTTGAACTTACTAAAGAACGGTAAGCTTATTAAAGCATAAGGAGAAAAAATGGAGAAGTTCATCGCAATAAGGCATATGGTATCAGATTCAAGGCAGATATCATTAAATACCGCGTTCCCGTTGTACAAGATATTCCAATTAAAAACTGAGCTATTTTTAAAGCCCACCAATCAAAATGCAGAAACCTGCGAATGGTGGTTGAGACTCTATCATGGAGAAGCTACAAAAGACGATATAAGAAGAGTTGAGAGCGAATTTAAGAAGTACGCAATTGCGTAA